ATACCACGATAACGGGTCTCAGACAGACGATGAACACGCAGTTCATTCTGTGCGCGACGGTATTCTTTACGTGCATTTTCGACAGCACGAGCTTGTATTTGGGTCATTGGAAACTCCATAGTGAGGTGGTAAGTTTCCCGTTCCTTCCCTCCATTCGTGAGGTACTTGCGTCTCCTAATGTTAGGAGATGAACGTATTTATATTCTAGCTAGGGATGATAGTTTACGGCGAACTTATAGCTTCATTTATTAATGTTTAGCGTTCCATCTGGGTACACTTGAAGTTGATATGAGTAAGGTTTGCCGTAACCTTTACGAACTAAGCCTCTTCCAATTTCTCTTGGTGTTAACGCTATGCCATTGCTCTGCCCTTGATGTATATTAACTCCTCCTTTTTCTTTTGGAGCATATCCAAAATTATAATCTTCGTTAATGATGTAGCTGCCATCTTCTTGCGGTTCAGCCCAGTAAGAGCCTAGTGATAAAGAAAGATCTTTACGAGAACCCACATCTGTAGGTAATCTAGATTTACTAGGGGCAACTGCATCGGACCATCCTCCATAATAAACAGGAGTATTACCTTTATCAACTCCTTGCTTGATGTATTCAGGTGTATGAGTTTGTTTAAAAGTTTCTGGATCAGACCATCTTTTTTTAGATTCTTGTATATCGTTAAATATTTGATTGCCCGTCCCTTCTGGAAATTGTAATCCTTCTGCACCTGTTCCAGTAAAATATCGCATCATCATATTAGATTTTAGCCCTAATTCATTAAACTGATCTGGATTTTCTCGGTAATGATTAAATGTTTTATCTAATTCTTCTGTGTTCTGAGTTACTGCTGCTAAAGGATTGACGCCAGCTTTTGTAAAAGCTTGCACAGGACCTCCGATCATATCACCAACTTTAGAGTTCAGCTGGTTAGATGCATATTCAACTTCATTAGAAATAGCACCAGCTACGTCTTTTAAATCATCAAGACGATCAGTAGCAAATCTAATTACATCACTCATGAATAGATAACAAGCTTGTAACTATTTTAACGAACGTCGAAGATCAAATTCAAAGATAGCGCTTTGTAAAAATATTTTTAATTTAAACAACTCTTCTTGATCTACTTCACCTTGCCCTGTCCATTTCTCTAGTGTCATAGACACAGCACAATGGAGCGCACGTATTGCACGCTCATCAAACTCAGCAGCAATATGAAGTTCTTCCATATTGCGATTGTATCAATCACTAATTAATGAGTAGCTGCCCAGTTGTCCCCATGGTCTGCAGCAGCAGTGATCGGAACACGGAAGTTGTAGTAACGACCTGCTTGTGGAGCAGCGGCGACTAGAAGTTCTTTGACACGGTCTACCTCTGCAGGTATTACAGATAGCTGAACCTCATCGTGTACGTATGCACAGCGGGTGTAGTCATGGTCATAGGCGAGACCTGCAGCATCTAAGAGATCTTGGCCAATGACACACCACCTCTTGCTCAGAATCGCACCACATGATTGCAGTAAGAAGTTGAGCGAACTGTGTTCTGCACGGCAGAAGATAGGTCTACCGTCAAGTGCTTTCAGTTGTCCAGCACCACGTACCTTGGCTTTGACAGCATTAACTAGAGGCTCCAGACCAGGAATAGCATCGAGGAACTTACGACGCAGCTCAGTACCAAGAGACTTCTTTTGAGCATCACTTAGCTCGGGATGCAAGATGTGTCCTAACTTAACATCTCCAGCCCCGTAAATAAACCCATAAACTAAACTTTTGACCTCCGATCTTGTGCACCCGACGCGCTCTGCATTCTGCGTATGAATATCGCCGTTGACGACAACATCAGCAAAAGCCCCCTCATCAAAGGCGGCTAAGTAGTGCCCAAGCGCCCGAAGTTCGAGCCCTTCCAAGTCAGCTCCCACCATCACCATGCCAGGGTGTGGAATGAATAGCTGACGTGCCCAAGGTGCACTTACGACTTGCCCAAGATTCGGAGATCGGTGTGCATTTCTGCCGCTGATTGTGGCGAGAGAGCAGCTGTGATGAATACAACCATCATCAGCAATCGTATTGAACCAGGAGTTGGAACCTTCAGACAGCTGCCCCATCCACTTCTGTAGTGTTAGAAGACGAATAAACATTTCACACTCTTCATGCAGTTTGGTATTGCCCTGCTGAAGTGCTCTGTCACGTAGCTCGGATAGCGCAGCTTCATCGACTTTCGGTTTACCTGTGTCAGTGACTTTGGTAAAACGAGCACTGCTGAAGTTCTGCAAAGCCCAGGCGATATGCTGACGACTAGTTGGGTTAAATTCAAGCAGCTTTGTCATAGGCGCACCAGCGCTATAACCTTTAGTCTTATTTGCACGTTTAGGTGTGTACACCTTTCCCGGAACATAAATAAAACGTTTAGCAATCTTATCTTGTAATTCTTTCATCTCTAGTTCAAACTCAGCACGCACTCGCTCAGCAGCTTGAAGGTCAAAGCGAAAACCACTTGCCTCTTGCTGAGCCATGATGGATGCCATGCGCATTTCAAGTGCAACGCAATCAATCACTTTCATTGGTATCCTCGTCAGAATCAGGTTTACGGTTAAAGCCAAACTTGAGCTTGGTAGCTTCTTCTCGTTTTTTAGAGCGTTCCTTTTGAGCTAGCTTTGCTACGCTCTCCATTACTTTTAATGTGTCTTCAGCAGATGCACTGTCAGGCATTCGCTCAGCAACAATATTGAATAGTGGAAAAAAGATATTTGCTGCTTCAGTAATTTCTTCTGAAGTCAATGGTGCGTTTTTATCAGGCATAGTCTTTGATTCTCCGTTGCATAAGTTGCCATAGTTTGAGGGTGACCTCGGTGTCTTGGATGCAGTAATCCAACATTTCAGGGGTGTAGACAGCCCAGTTGCCATCGTGCTTACCAAAGTCACCTTTGAAGCACTTCAGTCGATAGCCCCAGGCTTCGAGCGAATGTCTGCCATACATACGTTGAGGCATACCAAGTGGACGACGTTCGTAGTCACGGTCTTCAATATGTGGATAGAACAGTCTGCTAAGTACGAGGGTATCCATGACTTGCCCTTGAGGAGCAAAGTCAGGGAACTGTTCTTTAAGCAGGGGGATATCAAATCCAATTATGTTGTGACCAATAAGTAGATCAGCACTTTCCAGCTTCTTCACTCCTTGGATGATGGAACGGTCAGGCTGATGATCAAAGATATGAGTACTGCTGTCGATAGCATCACGCATAACCATGCAGTGGAGAGTAGATCCACGTCGGAGTAGTCCAGTTGATTCAAGGTCAAAGAGTAGTTGTGTTGTCATCGAAGGTATGTGTTGCATTGTCTGGATCATATTTATCTGGCGCAAACGGGTTTGCTTCCGGGTAGAGAGTTTCGTCAATATCTCTGTCATTTGTATTCTTGGTAAAACGTGGATCTTTGTCTAAAAACACTGGCTCGATTGCCATGTTTAGTTCGCGAGCAAGACGTGCGGAACGTCTAAACTCTTCTTTGTAATAGGGCTCCCAGTCATGTGCTAAGAGAACAATCTTTTTGATACCCATCATATGCGCCTGAAATATAGATGTCGAAAACGGGTAGCGAGTTGAGTAGATCACAGCTCCGATTGCAGGAGTTCCTGCTTTAGCGGCAGCAGCAATTGCATATGAAATGCAGTCAATCTCTACCATGCTGTCTGTTACTAAGCTTCTTCCATCTCCTATAATCTCTCTATCTCGAACAATAATACATCCGCCAGGGCATTTGGGATGTGTTGAAGCTTTACTAATAGTTAAGGCTACATCTATAAAGAATCGTTCTTTGTTTTTAATGTAAGTCGGGTCACCTTTAGGGCTTGGCATATCCACAATATTTGATTCTAGTATCTATATTAAGTAGTGAGTAATCAATATGCGAGACAAACTCATGAACGAAAAGAATAGCTTTTTTAGCAACGGTGATTATCTTTCTGGGTTTAGTAATACTAAATTTAGTACTTGGGAATATACTGACCCAGTAACTACAGATATGGTAAATAGTCCTGCTCATTACACCGCTGGACGCTATGAAGCAATTGAAGTAATTGAAGATGCAATTGAAGCTGCCCCGAGCACAAAGCAGGGGTTTCTTCAGGCACAAGTTTTGAAGTATTTGCTGCGTCTTTGGTACAAATCAAATGGTAAAGAAGATGCAGAAAAGGCACAATGGTATCTCAACAGATTGGTTGATTCGCTAAACTATTAAAGCCGCAGATATGCGGCCTTAGTGTCAACAGCGCCGGAAGAATAGATAATTCTTACGTAGTTCTAAAGTCTCATGATCTTGAATGTGTGGTGACAAGTCATCAAATATTGCAGAAAGGTCATGAGTTGTATGAACAAAATAAGCCGCGATACCTTCAGATAGTTCAGAGACGAAAGGCTGATACCAACCTTTAATTTCTAAAGAGTTCCAAGGCTCTAATCCTTGAGACACCCAACTGTTCAGTTCCTCTAGGCGCTGAGCAGTTTTTATTATGTGCCTTTCGTGTGCCTCAGAAGTAGGTAGGCAAACAAACTGATCTTCAAATAAAAGCGCATGCTTCCACATTAAAGTACCATCTTTAACAATCAGACGACAAGGATGAACCTTATCACCCGAAGAAAGAGTGTACAAACAATCTGGAGCAATATGCTTAGACATCAAATATTACCTTTATTCTCTTCGTAATACTCAAGATCTTTTTTCCAATTATCCCCTGCATATTCACTGTAAATTACACGACCAATATCTCTAAAGCTGTCATAAAACAATGAGACTTTATCAATGTCAGTAAGTGCTTGATGAATGGGAGGACCATACACAATCAAGTTCCAGGTTGATGGAGATACAGCTTCAAACCCTGTAGCAGTTGCACGAAGCTGTTTAACTCTTTTGAATGGGATACATATTGGATAATCCCAAAGAACTGGAGCTGCACGGAGGAGTTCGGAAGCACTACTAAAGAGTACAAAGCTATTGATATATCCATTGCGGTACTCACTAATAGTTTTGTTGAGCCAAATACGGCAGTCTCTTACTGCTCCTTTAGGTGCAACCCAGACATTGCCATGCCAGTGTTCTTGTAAAGGATTAACTTCTATGTTTGGTACTGAAGTTGCATCAACTAAAACTTGCTGAACTGGATCCGAAGTTGGATCAAAGTCAATGCTTCCCATAACAGCACGAGCACGATCAATGATCTGTGGTGTGGGATATAAAGGAAGCTTGAGTCCCTTTGCAGCAAGCTTATCCGATAAATTCTTCTGCGAGCGCTCTAAGGCTCTCTTGGCACCGACCTGCTTCGACTGCAAATGTTCTTGTTCCAGCATCACTAATTAATGTTATTAATACATTTTTGGACCAATCATTTTCGTCAATCTCTTGCAGTAAATCACGAAGGAAGTCAACAATCTCCTCGTCTTCTTCTCGTTCTGCTGTTTTAAGATCAAACTCAATAGACTCAGGCCACATGAACGTTGTGGAGTCATTTAAAAGATTGATGACTAATGAGCCAGTCCCTCTTTTTTCTACACCCGTAAGTGCAATGTTAATAAGATCTGAAAGAATCAACTCAGCAGTTGCCATAAGGAACTGTTGTTCTTGTTCTTTCTCTTTGCCAAATTTCTCAGATGAAATTAGCTGTTGAAGTAGATCACTACGTCTTGACATATTTAAATGACTCTTTACTAAGGATAGGTTAATTAAAAATTTTCCGTGGAGTTTTCATCTTCATCATCTACAACAGGTTTTGTAGGTGATGTAAATGATTGGCTGGGATGACGACCACTGAGCATATCTTCTACTACAGCATTAAATCTGTCAGAGAAGTTTGAGTCGGGTTCAAATAGGAGATTCGATCGATCCTCTAGCTCTTGTTGTGAGAAAAGTTTTTCTTGTTCTTTTACAGCTTGCTCAAGATTATACTCAGCAATTTGCTGCTTTAATGTATGTAACTCACAGGCAAGCTCAAAACTTTCAAGATATGAATCACCGTCAACGAAGACCCCAATTTTCTGGGGTATAAGGTGAAAGGGATTGCAGCAGTACTTATTTCCACACGTAGATTTA